GTGGTCATCGCACACCATTGGGGAGCGTGCGCGCAATGAACGTACATGTGGTCACGGTGGACGCCGGGCGGGACAACATCTTTGGGCGCATCCTCGCCCCGCTGCTGGTGTTGAATGGGTGGACGCACGGGCACGATGTTAGGCGCGATGCCGACATCAACCTGTTCTTTCCGTACCTTCAGATGGAGGGGAAGCGGCTGCCTGAGCAGGGGGTGATGGCATCGTGGTTTACGCACCGGGATGTTGGTCGGCCGGAGAAGGTGAGGATGTGGGATGACTTTGACCGGCAGTCCCACCTTCGGATGGCCTGCGCCGACTTGTACCTGACGCAACTCACCCCACCGGTCTTCAAGGTGACGGCGTTCATTGACCTGCCGCACTTCATCCCCGGCACTTCACCTAGGCCGAAGGGCGTGGTCGGCACCTCCGGGTACGTGTACCCCGAGGGACGCAAGGGCGAGGCGTTGTATGCGGAGTTGGCCGCTGACATCCTGTTCGCCGGCACCACCTTCATGGCGACGACCCCGGGCTGGGGCGTGCCCGTCCGCCCTCGCGGGTGGGGCGCGATGCCTGACTACTACCGTGGCCTGTCCGTCTACGTGTGCACCTCCTTGATTGAGGGCACGGGCCACGGGCCGCTTGAGGCGCTGGCCTGCGGGGTGCCGGTGGTGGTGCCCACCGGGGTTGGCATCTTCGATGAGCTGTACTCGCCGGCACCAGCCATCTTCAGGTACCCGGCGGGTGACTACCTTGGGTTGGCCCAAGCGCTGGACCAGGCGCTCGAGTACTCGGGTGACGCGCGCCAGGACGAGTGCAGGGAAGTTGTGAGCAAGTTCACGGTGGAGGCATGGGTCGGTGACATTACGCGCGCCCTCTCGGTTGTCGGATAGGGGTGTCTACGTCGTCGCCTACGGTGACCCCGCCCGCGCGTGTGCGAGGACATGCCTTGCCACGTGGCGGGAGCACATGCCTCACATTCCCATTGCCCTGGCTAGCGACAGGAAGTTGGCGAGCGAGGACGTGCTGGTGCAAGCGAAGGATGAGGACATCGGTGGCCGGTCCGTCAAGACGAAGGTTTGGGACCTCACCCCGGCCGGGTGGAAGTACGTGCTGTACGTCGACGCGGATACGGAACTCTCGGCCCCGGTGCCGTTCCTGTTTGACGCCCTGGTCGGTGGTTGGGACTTCCTCATCTGCCTGAACGCGCAGCGGTACACGACCGCGGCCAACATGGGGCGGCCTGACAACAAGGAGGAGTGTGCCGAGACCTACAAGCTCTACGGCACCAAGGAGTTCCTCCAGTTCAACGGTGGTGTGTTTGGGTTCACCCGGAATGAGCGAACGCATGCCTTGCTGGATGGGTGGCACCGTGAGTGGGACCGCTTCGGGAAGCGCGACCAGGCGGCGCTGCTGCGGGCCCTGCACGCCAACCCGGTCAAGATGCTGACGTTGGGAGTGGAGTGGAACACGTCCCTCAGGTACTACGATGCGGCACGGTCGGCCGGTGTCCTTCACAACCAGATGCGTGCCCGGCGGTGGAAGGGCATCATCAGCGGGCGCTCCGATAGCACGGAGGCATGGGCGGCGACACATCCGTCACGGGAGGAGTGGAAGCCATGAACGTGGTGACGGCCTTTCTGTCGGAACCGGAGCGCATTGCTAACCAGAAGGTGCTGCGGAAGTGTCAGAACCGGCATGCCCGCATCTTCATTGTCGGCTGCGGCCCGAGCTTGAACAAGATGGACCTATCCCTAATGCGGGACGAGGTTGTCATTACCATGAACCGCGGCTACTTGCTCTTCCCACGGATGGGCCGCGTATCGGACTACTGGGTGGGCGTCAACCCACTCGTGCTCCAGCAGTTCAGGGATGAGATACGCGCGGTGGCGTGCCCGAAGTTCGTGCCGCTGTGGTCGGTGGGCCTGTGGCGGAACCGCGAGGGTGGCATCCCCACGAAGGGGAAGTTCGCCTTCCTGGACACGGATGGCGGGTCGCAGTTCTTTACGGACTGCATGGGGCGGGTGTGCAAGGACTCGACCGTCACCTACGTTGCCCTTCAACTGGCGTATCACATGGGGGCTCGGGAAGTGTATTTGATTGGGGTTGACCACAACTTCCCGGATAGCGACCCGGCGCGCAGCGCGGAGGTGGCAATAATGGCGGATGGGCCGGACGTCAATCACTTCGACCCGGCCTACTTCGGCCCGGGCATTAGGTGGCAGCTTCCTAGCTTGGCGGGGTCGGAGCAGGCGTATCGGTTGGCCAACTCGGCCTTCTTGGCGGATGACCGCACCGTGGTGAATGCCGGGGTGGACAGCGAGCTGGACGTCTTCGGTCGGTGCGACTACAGGAGCCTGTTCAAGTGAAGCCATTGCACGCAGCGGTACTGATACGTGGGGAAGTTGGCAGCCAGTTTGACCCATCGCAGTACACGATGGGGTGGTGGTCCTACCCCGTGCCCGAGTTCACGTGGGAGGTTATCACCATCCAGAAGGGAACGGCACTGGACTTGGCGTCCCTGGGACAGTACAACTTCGTATTCCATGTTGACTCCGGGAACTACGTGACGTACCGCCACCGTGGTGCACGCCCGGTGGTGTTCGTTACGTGGGATGACACGCTATCCCCGGGCCATAAGCAAGTGAGGTTGGAGCAAGCGAAGCAGGTGGACCTGCTGCTTGTTGACCACAGCCCGTTGGCTGAGTGGCCAGGACCATACAAGGTACGCCGGGCGAACTACTGCTCGGATGACCGCCTCTTCGCAACGGCCGAGAAGACGGTGGACGTGGCTTGGCATTGCTCTGCTGGGGATTGTTTGGCGAGGAGCGAGATCAAGAATCTACTGCCCAGTGTTTGTCAGCGAGGTGGGTGGTCCCTGTCGTGCGGTGGGCTCTCCCGACCTGAGTACGCGCGGGCACTTGCGCGGGCACGCGTGGTGGTGAACTTCCCAAAGACGCCGACGAACCGACCCAACCGCGTGATGGACGCAATGGTGGCCCGGGCCTGCCTCCTGACCGGGGTGCTGCCAATCGTGGACGGTGCCGGCATGGTCCCGGGCGAGCACTACGTTACCTTCGACCGCCCGCAGGACCTGGAAGCGGGGCTGCACCAGGTGTTGGACGCGGGGGAGTGGGAGCGGGTAGCGAACGCCGGCTATGAGCTGGCGATGGCCAAGCACACGTGGGCCGTGCGGGCCGCGGAGCTCAGGCAGATGCTAGCTGAGGAGTTTGGGCTATGAGCAAGGTGCGCGTCGTTGGTGATAGCCATTGCATGATGTTTCGGGACCGGTTCTGTGACGGGCCGAAGGATGTCGGCAGGTGGGTGGATAGCCAGGATGGCCGCTTCACCTGTTGCCACCTCGGGGCCATCCGCGTCGAGACGATGGATGAGATGGTTGGGTCCACCTTCTCCGGGATGGGGAAGGGCGATGCCGCCATCATCACGGGCGGGGAGATAGACATCCGGTACAAGGTTGTGGCGCGGTCTGACGCGCATGGGGCGCCCTTGCTGGACGAGGTCAAGGTAACGGTCGGTGCGTTCATTGGGATGCTCGAGTACTACGCCACGGTGGCGCGCCCAGGTAGGGTGTGGGTGCTGGGTCAACTACCGCACCCGGTGACGGACCTGGGGCGAGGACACGTGCCGAGGGGCACGGTGGAGCGGCGGAACGAGGCGGCCAGGCTGTTCAACGATGTGCTGAGGGAGACGGTGCCCGAGGGCGTCACGGTGGTTGACGTGTTCGACGAGCTGCTGGACGAGACTGGCCAATATGCCCGGCCCGGCTGCACGTGGGATGGGGTGCACCTAACGCCCCCGGCCTTCGCCATCGTTCTTGCCGCCTTGGGGAGGGCCGGCGTTCCGCTGGAAGCCCATGGTACAATAGAGGGAGAGGAAGCTGGAGGTGAGGGATGACGGTCGCCTACGCAACAGCAGCTGAACTTCGCGCCCAGATGGGGAAGGTCAGCGCCACGGATGACGCGGTGCTGAACCTCATCCTGCTCTCGGCCACGGACGCGCTCGAGCGCGCGTGCAGCCGCGTGTTCCTCAAGCCCAGTACCGCGACCGCGCGGGAGTACTACGGGTCGGGCATGTCGTACCAGGCCATTGATGAGTGCACCTCCGTAACCAAGGTCGAGGTCAGGGAGGCGGCGGACTTACCGTACGTCGCGTGGTCCCTGACCACTGACGTGGTTCCGTTCTGCGGTGACCCACGGTGGCCGGACTTCAACTCCATCCCGCGCACAGCCTTGATGGTGGCGGCGGGCGGGGACTACGCCATCTTCAACTCCTCGAGGCATGGCGGGTATGATGGGTTCACCCCACTGGAGCAGGACACGCGCCGGGCCGACCCAATGGTGAAGGTCACGGCGTATTGGGCTTATTCTGTCGCGGTTCCACCCACCGCGAAGCAGGCGGTGCTGGCCCAGGCGACGCGGTGGTACAAGCGCGCGCAGGGTGGGTGGTCGAACGTGCTGGTCACGGGGGAGCAGGGAATGGAGATGTACGCGAAGCCCGGGTTCGCGGCGTTGGACACGGACATCTACGCGATGGTCGTGTTGGCTCGGTTGGTCAAGCCGATGGTGGGGTAGGCGATGCCAGTCAGCATCGAGGTTCAATCCCTGCGCGAGCTGCAGAAGATTATCACGCAGCGGGTTCAGCAGGCCAAGGGCACCGACATGGAGCGGGCCATGCAGCAGGCGGTTATGCTGGTCATGCGCGATGCTAAGGTGCTCGCCCCGGTCGACACCGGTCGGTTGCGGGCCAGCATCGTGCCCGACGTGCAGGTGGTGGAGGGTGACATCGTGCAGGGTGTGGTTGGGTCGAACGTGGAGTACGCGCCCTTCGTGGAGTACGGCACGCGCAAGATGGGTGGCCGTCCCTACCTCGGCAAGGCGTTCGCCTTGAACCGTGACCGCATCAAGCGCCTTCTCGGCGAGGTCGTCGAGAGGATGACGCACATGGGAGACTTCTAATGCCCGGGATAACGCTCACGGACATCTGCAACGGGATGGCGGCGCACCTCGGCACCGCGGTGGGGTTGGTCGAGACCCAGTCATTTGATGACCTGTCTGATGGCATGCACGACGAGTGCGTCCTTCAAATCTACCCCGATGATGGGGAGCTGGACCCAACGAGCCAGACGGACCGCACCACCTTCGGCCCCAAGCCGATACGGCAGTCGCAGTTCAATGTCATCGTGGACCTGTACGTGCGGCAGCGGCGGTCCATCGGTGAGGACATGGGCCGGCTGGTGCCGATGATTGACGCCATGATTGATGTGATGCAAACCGCCTGCAACTTCACGGATGCCGTCCCCTTCGGGGTGGCTGGCATCAAGGCGGTGCATTGGCGGTGGCGGCGCGTGCTGTTCACCTATGCCAGCATTGACTACATAGGGGCGCGGTTCACCGTGACCCTCCGAGTCTTCTAGGAGGCATGATGTACAGGGCACTAGTGCGGTTGAGGTACAAGGGCGTTGACATCCCGCCCGGCAGGGTGGTTACCTTGGCAGGGATGCCACCGGAGCACGCGCAGAAGCTCGTGGAGGTTGGTGCCATTGAGGTGGCCCAAACGCTGCCCCTCTCCGCCTTGCTGGGGTGGCGGGCGCGGGCGGCGAAGTTGGCCACCCGTGGTATAATGGATGTAGCGCAAGTTGTTGAGGTGACGCCTGAGGTGCTCGCTGAGTACCTGGGGGCCACGGTCAACGCCGCGAGGAAGTGGCAGGCGGAGTGTCAGCAGTACCTAACGGCACCCGCGGAGCAGTCGGGCGGGTAGCCGCCACCTAGTTTCGGGAGGGATGGGATGACTACACAAACGAGTACGGCACTGAACGCATGTGATGCCAGCATCTGGCTGGACAAGGCTGCCCTGACGCTGGTGGACATCAGCGGGTCGAGCAACAGCGTCAGCCTGAACTTCGACCACGATGTCAAGCCATTCCGGACGTTCGGCAGCAAGTGGCCGAAGCGCCTGGAGTGCGGCAAGGACGCGGCCTTCACCATCAACGTCGTGTACTCCTCGGCGGCGGATGAGGGCTGGAGCGTCTGCAAGCTCTGGTACTTCGCCGCAATCCCGGGGGCGCGGACCTTGAAGATATACATGCCGAACAAGAACGTCGGTTCGGACGTGTTCTACTGCGAGGCGCGCATCAAGAGCTTCTCGTTCCAGTTGTCGCCGGACGAGGCGGGGCCGGTGATGGTCCAGATGCAGCTCGAGCCCGACGGCGAGGTTACGCACACGGTCGCCACGACCTAAGTGCGGGGGAGTGAAGGCGGATGGCTGAGTACGCAAACGCGGACCTGGGCGTGTCGTTCAGCGTACCTGACGCGCTGACGGTACGCGACCAGTTGAAGTTCTACAGCGCGGGACAGGGGTCTGACGCGCCATGGATGGAGCAGATGTGGGAGAGCGCGAGGACGGTCATCAAGGACTGGAAGTGCGAGGTACTTCCAGACTTGAAGGCCGACCTGGACAAGGTGACTGACGTTCGTGTCACGCGCATCGTTGCGTGGGTGGGCGCCACGGTAGCTCGGCACATGACCGGGCTGGAAGTGCCTGACCCAAACTCGTAAGGGCAACCGTGGTGGCGGCGAAGACCGCAGTAGCGCCACCGCGGTTGCTGGCAACTTACTGGATGGCGAGAAGGTGGGGGATGCCGCTCGAGGCGGGTGGCTTCCTCGACCAGGACTGGGGCATGGTGTCGCAGTGTGCGTACCTCGACCGGGTGCACACGGCTGTCACCAAGTGGGCGCGTGGGCGCCCGCTGGACCCGAGTGACAGCAAGTTGATAATGCTGCTGACGAAGCAGGGAGCGATGCATGGTTAGTGGGGTCTACGCCATCCAGAACGCGCTGACCGGGGACCGGTACGTTGGGTCATCCAAGGATGTGCCCGCGCGTATTCTTGGGCACTTCAAGTCGCTGGTCAAGGGCGACCACGGCAACCGGCACTTACAGTGCGCGTTCAACAAGTACCCGGATGAGGTGTTCTTTGCGTACCCGCTACTCTGGTGTGACGAGG